GCTATATGCCAGTAGCACCAGAACACCAACCTAAACAGCGCAACACACACGGCGGCCGGCGTGAAGGTTCCGGCCGCAAGCCGCTGCAATCGCTCGGCGACATTCAGCTTCAGATGCACGCCAACCGGCACCACGCGCTGCGCTATGTGACACAGGGCGTGTGTGAGTGTGTGCGGCCTGCGACCTGCGAACGCTGCGAAAAGATACCCGAGGGCCTGAAGCGTACACTCGACGTGCTCATGCAGCAAGTGGTGGCCGGCGAGATGAAAGCAATAAAAGAGATGCTCAACCGCATGCTCGGCGGCGTGATTCAAAATGTGCAGATAGACGTAACCGACAAGAAACTTATAACGGCAGACACGCGCGCTGCGCTGCCGGCCGGCGAACAGGCCGCACCACACCGTGTGATAGACGTCACGGCGCGGCCGGCTCCACCTCGCAAGTCGACCAGGTAACACGAACACCACACGAAACGCCACACAATGCCCCGTGTGGCGTTTTATGTGTCGCGCGGTGCACTTGTCGCACTGCACACTGAACGCCTCATGCAGCGCGGTGTGTGCAGCGTGGCGGCGTGTTGCATCCTGCATCGCGCCATGTGTCCGCCAGTGTGCAGTGTGGCGGCGTGCAGCAGCGCAGCGTGCATGTGCGGTGTGGCGGCGTGCAGTGTGCAGTGTGCAGCGTGCAGCGTGCAGTGTGGTGGCGTGCAGCGTGCGGCGTGCCGTGCGCGCGGCTGTTTGATTCGATCGGCGCGCGCGCTGCGGCGGGCGGGGGGGGCACCTCACCCTACTCCCCCCTCTTACCCTCCGCACAGCGGTTAACACCCCCTTTTCACCTTGACAACAGCACAATAACACTACGCACCCCGCAAAATGATCCCCGCACCCCGCACCCCGCAAAATGATCCCCGCACCTTGCCACCGGCACCCCGCCCATGGCATAATGCGAACATGGAACCGGAACAGGTGTCACTCAGCGAAATGCTCGGCTTCTCAGAGCGCCAATTAACCGCACAACAAGCAGTCCTCGCCCATAAATACACGCTCTACGGTGGGGCGGTCGGCGGTGGGAAGTCGTATTTCATCCGCTGGATGATGGTCGATATGCTCGTCAACTGGTTTCTCGATCTCAACCTGCGGAATATCGAGGTCAGTATCTTCTGTGAAGACTATCCAACACTCAAGGATCGCCAACTCGGCAAGATCCTCAAGGAGTTCCCCGAATGGCTCGGGAAGCTCCACGATGATCATAAGGCACACGGGAAGTGCTACATCCTCGCGCCGGAATACGGAAGCGGGATCATCAAGTTCCGCAACCTTGACGACCCAAGTAAGTATCAATCTGCGGAGTTCGCTGCGATCGCGGTCGACGAGCTCACGAAAAACCCCAAAGATACGTTCTTAGACCTCAAGCACCGCCTCCGCTGGCCGGGAATCGAAGACACCAGGTTCTTCGCGGGCACAAACCCGGGCGGCGCGGGGCACGCCTGGGTGAAGAAGCTCTGGATGGATAAGGATTTCGAGGAGGAGGAGCTCGATGAGAAAGATGAATACTTCTATGTCCCTGCGAAGGCCGAAGACAACCCACATCTGCCTCATAGCTACCTCAAGCAGCTTGATACCTTGCCGCCCGAGATGCGCCGCGCGCTCAGGGACGGCGACTGGGATATCTTCAAGGGGCAATTCTTCTCCAACTGGCGCCGCGTCATCCACGTGTGTAAGCCGTTCAAGGTTCCGGAACACTGGCGCAGGTTCGTATGCGGCGATTACGGGTACGCTGCGCCGTCTGCGGTGTACTGGGTGGCGGTCGATGAGAACGGTATTTTCTGGGTATATCGTGAGCTGTACCGTACCGGACTGACGTACGAACAGCTCGCCAAGGAGATCATCGCGATGACGCCGGACGATGAGCAGATCGACTACTGGGTGTTCGATCCGGCGATATGGGCGAAGAGCGGAGCGAACGCAACGGCGATGAGCGGTGCGGACATCATGGAGCAGGTGTACACACGTGTGCATAAGGAGCTCAACGTGGAGCTGTCAGATGGCGAACGGCTTGGTCGACCACGGTACGTCCGGCTGCTCAAGGGGGATAACAACAGGGTGATCGGATGGGGACTGATGCGGGAGAAGCTCAAGCCGATGCTGTGCGCTGACGGCGAGACAAGGGCGGGGATGCAGGTGTTCGACACCTGTCCAAACGCGATCAGAACGATCCCCGCGTTGGTGTATGATAAGAACAACATTGAAGACTGTAATACGGACGGCGAGGATCACGCGGCTGACGCGATCCGGTATGGACTGATGAGCAACCCGTCGCGCGGCAGGACGCGTGAGGAGCAGGCGGAGCTCACGTTCAAGCGACGGATGGCGAAGAAGCGGAAGGACGCGAGTAGGCGGCTTGCGTACGGGAGGTAGGTGGTGGTATAACACGAGCATGGAACGCTGCGCATCGTGCTGGGGGGAGATCGAAGACGAAGAGACCGCGGTGTATGACCCCGATGCGGGGATGCTCTGCGAGGACTGCGCCGAGGATGAGGTCGCAGCGCGTGCTATCAGGGCGATGCGTGATGCAGCGCGTAACAACAACGAACTATGAAGCAACAGATACTTGAGCCACAGAATAAGAACATCCTCATCGAAGTGCATGAGAACGAGGAGTACACGACCGCGAGCGGCATCGTGATCGAGCAGTCGATCAAGCGGCAGGACTACAAGGGGATCTACGCAACGGCGATCGCGGTCGGCCGAGCCGCCGAGGGTGTGCGTACCGGCGACCGGGTGCTGGTGAACCAGTACGACGTGATCCCGTTCCGCGACGCTGACCGCGAGCTCGGTGTGATCGTGGATACGGCGGTGCTTGCGATCGACCGCAGGCCGCGATAGGATGAGGGTCTATCCATAACGCCCTACGACCAAGGCGGTCGTATCAATTCTGCTGAACACATAAGCAGTGGGCACGTTGTGGGATAAAATTTGGGGAGTCCACACTACCGCCTTCGGGCGGTTTTGTGGTATGATGTTGTTAGAACAACCAAAAAACCATCTGCACTACCGCCTTCGGGCGGTTTTGCAGTATTAAGTTATCCACAGGTAGTCTGACCATTGACAATCTGTGGTATAGTGCTAGGCATATGGCAAGACGTAAACGATACGGTGCAAAAAAGCACAGTGTGTACCGTCCAACGAACGAGGTCGTTGAGCGGCGTGAGGAGATCTACGGGCACATCGACACAATGATCGAACGGCGCAACGACACGTACGCCGAGTTCGCCGACGACGGCGGGCAGCAGACGCTCAAGCAGTACATTGATGACAGTGACCGCCGACTGAACGGATCGGTACTGACGCGCGAGGCGCAGGGTAAGGAAGACTGGCAGGCCAACGTGTTCAACCAGGTCACGCGTGCGAAGGCGCGCGCGGTCGTTGCCGGCGTAGCGACGACGTTCCCCGAGTTCACATGGAAGGCATGGAAGGGTGGTGTCCAGTCGCCACAACGCGCTGAGTTCATGAAGCAGATGGTGGCGTACTCGCGGCAGCACGAGAACCAACGGCTCAAGATGTTCTGGGAAGCATGGGAGTGTGCGGGCAAGGGTACGGTCATCACGTACGATGGGTTCCGCCGCGTGAAGGAGGAGGTTGACGTGATCACCTCGTACGATCCGCTCACTGGCGTTGCGTATACTGAGAAGGAAGAGGTGATGACGGAAGAGCACGCGGTTGATGAGATCATCCCGCTCACGGAGCTGTATATTTGGGATATTTACATACACAACATTCAGGAGCAGCCGCGTGTCGCGCGGATCGATTACCTCGACAAGGACGCGGTACGCAAGGAGTACGGGCACTACGAAAACTACAAGTACCTCAAGGACGGCGCAACGTGCGCGAGCTCGCGGTATGGCGGTGAGAACGACACGTACTACTACGCGAAGTGGGGGAAGCGTGTGAGTGAGGAGGACAACAAGTACGAGCGGATCCGGTACTACTCGAAGGCTGATAATTGCTATGAGATATGGGTGAACGGCGTGCTGATGCAAAAGACGCCGCTCATATGGGGTGGAAAGCGTGGCAAGCTGTACCCGTTCGCGAAGACGATCTACGAACCGTTCAGCAACAAGGCGTTCTTCTACGGACTGTCGTTGCCGAAATTGCTGCAATCGTTCCAGGACGTGGACAATATGCACTGGGACTCGATTCTCGACAACGCGTTCCGGTCGCTCTCGCCACGGTTGCTTGCCGGACTCGCGAACAAGGATCTCTTGGACATCGAAGACGAGCTATCGACTCAGGACGACGTGCAGTACGTGCCCGACGTAACACAGGTGCGCCCGATGCCGGTGCGCGGTGTGCAGGGTGGCGACGTGCAGCTCCTCAACATGATCAGACAGGCGATGGACTTCGTATCGGTCGATCCGGCGCAGCAGGGGCAGACTGGCGTGAGCGGTAAGACAGCGCGTGAGGTGATGATCGCGAACGAACGCGCACAGGAGTTGAAGGGTATTTTCTACATGATGCTCGAGGATCTGTGGCTACAGAAGACCAAGCTACGCATCCCGAACGTGCTCATGAACTACATGCGCCCGGCGTATGATTCAGTGCTCGGTGAGCAAGGGTCACAGGTGATGATGGGCGCCATCGCACAGTACGACATCGCGGATGTGATGCTCGCGGACGGATCGCAGGGCACGCTCGGTGTTGGTGTGTACAAGAGCAAGAATCAGCTGCCGCACCCCGCCGACCTCGAGGGGAAGGAGGACGCGATGCGTGAGCAGGGCATGAACTACAAGCAGATCGCGATCACAAGTAACTACGCTGATGAGTACCAGTACGATTTCCGGTTGATACCGACGTCGCTCGAGAATCAGTCACTCTCAGCACAGGTTGCGAAGGTGAGTGAGAAGCAGGCGAACATGGCGCAGCTGTATCCTGAGTACTTCGCAGCGAACAAGGACAAGATGTTCAGTGAGTTTATCGAACCGTATGGTGAGACGCTGGAGGACTACCAGCAGCCGGAACCGGAACCGGATCCGATGCAGCAGGGCGAGAGCTTGCTTGATTTCGGCGGCGCAGAGCAACCGCCACAACCGCAACAGTAGGTATGAAAGGATTAACACCAGTAGAACAGCTTGGCAAGTTTCTCGGCGCGAAGCTCGACACGATCGCTGCCGCGATGCGCTCGCCGCAAAACATCAAGGTGGACATCGGCGAAGCGTCGAAGCAGCTCGAAAACGCCGCGAAGTCTGTAACCGGCGTGGCGGCGAAACTCGATGCAGCAGCACGCTCACAGGACATGGGCACGGTGAAGCGTGAGATTAGCAAGCTGATCACCTCAATCGACACGATGACGAAGGCGGTCGGCAAGGTGGAGCCAACCGACGTGAGGCCGGTCACCCAAGCTGTGAACGAGGTGCGCAGCGCGGTGAACCGTATCAAGTACGAAGCTCCAAAGATAGACCTGAGCGTTCTTGAGCGCAGCATGAACGACCTGAACGATGCTATGGTTGAAAGCAAACACTCGTTGATTGGCAAGTTGAATGAGGTGCAGAAGGAACTTAACGGCATGGGAACACAGATCGTCGAAGCTATCGAGCGGAGCGCCGTCAAGTTGCCGAAGGAAATGCGCATTGATCAGAGCCAGATTGCGTCGATCGTACACGGTGGTGGCATCGGCAGTGTGACCGGTGGTGAGATACAGCCGAGCAAGGTCGTAGTGACGAATGTGGCGATGGCCGACGCTGACACTGAGTACAGCCACACGTTCACTAAGGGGACGGTCGGATTCCGCATTTCGTTGCGCGGACAGGGTACTATCACATACTATGCATGGGAGAGCGGCGTGCTGCCAGTAAGCGGCGACGCGAGTGCGTACATGTCGCTCGAGCAAAACCATGAGCTTGTCCGCGAGAAGTTAGACCTGGGCGGGAAGACGATATACATGGAAGTGCCGACCGCAACGCAGGTAGCGGAAATTGAGGAGTACATCATCCCGTAATATGGAGATTAAGTTTCGACACGTATTGAGTATAGCAGCCATCGTGACGGGGATCTGTGCGATCGTTGTCGCTTCTGCGATGAAGGGGAACGCAGAACCGACGCTCGGCGCATCGATCTGGTACCCGAACGATAGCTTGAACGCAACACTTGTCGACGCGACGTGGGGCGTCGAGGTCACGTCGCTTGCGAACTGTGACACGATCGACACGGACGCGAACGGTGTGTTCAGCTGCGGGACAGATGACGGCGGGACGGCGCAGGTCGACTACCTTTCGGAGATCAGTGACGTGAGCACAACCTCGCTTGCGACGTACGACGTGCTGTACTACAACGGGAGCGCATGGGTGCCGACCGCTACGTCGAGCTGGGATACGGACACGACTCTGGATGGTTCTTTGTACTTTACGCTATCAGACTGGTATGCAACAACGACCGACGGACTTACTGAGGGCAGCACGAACCTATACTACGATCAGGCGGATGTGTACTCAATCGTTGGCAGCACCACGACACTCCCTCTCCTTTCAATACTCGAGTCGCAAATAAGCGACCTGTCACACTACACTGATTTCGATGTGAGCGACTACATCAGCGCGTCGACCACGATGTGTGTGCTCCTAACCGGTAGCGCAGATCTCTGTGACGGGAGCGACGATACGGCAGCTGGAGCGTTCGCTACATCGAGCGCAGACTACTGGGCGCAGAATGATCTGACGCTTGCTGAGTTGAGCGATGTGGACGGTAGTCAGTCGGCGTGGGACGTGCTGTATTGGGATGGGGACAGTTGGGCGAACACCGCGACGACTTCATGGGATACTGATACGGACACCACGTGTGATGGTGGCAGCTGTACGATCACGAACGCTGGGACGGCCGCTGCACTCGCAGCGAACGGGGCGAATTGTGGTGCCGGAAACGCGCCGCTTGGTGTTGATGCGGCAGGGGCGGTTGAGGGTTGTTTCGATGTGTGGACTGAATCAGAAAATACATCTGCTGGGTACATTGCGAATATCACAGGGGAGACTCTCGCGAGTTTGTCTGATGTTGACGGCAGTCAGTCGGTGTGGGATTTCTTGTACTGGGATGGGGACAGTTGGGCGAACATCGCAACGACGACGTTCAACATTTCATGGGATGATATCATCAACATACCTGCTGGGTTTGCAGATGGAACCGATGATGAAGGATCTGGTGGCAGCGCAGAACACACTGATGCTGGAGACTATGTATATCCGAACGACGGCGATTACCACAGTGCGCCGCACTACGTTGCAACATCGACCGCAACAAGCTCATTTAAGAATCTCGGCGGCGTGCTTGATGCCACGCAATTTAGTGGGGCAGACATCGGCGCACAGATCAACGCGGCGTACGCGGAGCTTCCTGCAACCGGCGGTACAATCTATGTTCCGCGTGGTATCTACTCATTTTCGACTGAGATCGAGATCACGACAGCCGGCAAGCCAGCGGTGATCGAGTGCGCGCCTGGCGGGGCGACACGTCTCACGTACACCGGGTCGACCGGCACGTCGACTGAGTTTGATGTGGACTGGAGCGATTCACCAGCTGCACAGGAGTGGGGGCTCGGCATCCAGGGGTGCTGGTTCTACGGCGAGGATAACGGGTACGCGAACGTCGGTCTTGAGGTCGGCGGCACGAACGGTGGGCAAGGGTTTGCGATGCACGACACGCGCTGGTACACGTTCGGGACTGGTCTGTACTTGGGCGACAACGTGTACATCGCAGACTTCGAGAACAACATCTGGAATTGGAACGGGCAGAACATTCGATTCAAGGATGCGCCAAGCAACTCAGGCGAGTCGATCTGGTTCGAGAACAATCTGTTCGAGGGCTACGGAACGTATGCCGCTGACTGTGTTGACACCGGATCGTACTGGACAACTGTGCAATTTATCAACAACAGCTTCGACGACTGTGGTGTGCGCGTGGGCGCATACTCGATGGAAATGCTGTTCAGTGGCAATCACTTCGAGAATCCGTCTGGAGATGACACCGAGCAGTACACGTTCATCACGATCGACGCGTCGACCGGCGGCGAGTCGAGCGTGTACATCGAAAACAATGGATTTTATCAAGCGAAGAACACCACACGACCTAGTGCGTACATCGACAACAACGGCGCAACAGCAGTGATCGAAAACAACGCTGTGATATCGAACACCTATCCGATTGATAACTTCGTTGACTGCGAACCGAGTGGTGCATACTGCGAGTTGCGTAACAACTCACTATCAGAAAACGCCGTCACGAATGTGATCGATGATCTGTACGCACAGAGCACTGCGCACTACTTCGGGTATGATTTCTTACAAGTGAAGGACGGCGGCACGATCTTTGGATGGAATCAGGACACAAGTGGCAACTTTGAGTGGTCGTGGGGCGACTCGATTGTGGCGACCAGCTCAAGCGATGGTGACTGGCGGTTTGAGGTTGGCACCACCACAGTAAATGATTTCGCGGTACTTGATCATATCAGTTTCGACGGCGTTGTTGGTAACGAATGGAGCGACTTTTGTGTGTCACTTACCGGCAGTGCAGAGTTATGTGACGGAGATGACGCTTCTGGCACTGGTGGTAGCGGCCTTGCAACATCAACTGACATTGCAGATACTTATGTGATATATGGCACTGCTTCTGATACGGTGGGCGGTGAGGCAGCGTTCACATATGACGATGCGACCGACGTATTGAGTTTCTTGAACGCGTCTAGCACGTACATAACCGCAACGAACTTTTGGGGTACGCTGATCGGCGACCTTACCGGCAACGCAGATACCGCAACCGCTCTCGCGGCGAATGGTGCAAACTGCGATGCTGGAAACGCTCCTTTGGGTGTTGACGCATCTGGAGCGGCGGAAAGCTGTTTCGATGTGTGGACTGAGGTAGAGAATACAAGCGCAGGGTATCAGACAGAAGCGGATGTCTTTTCGATCGTAGGGAGCACGACCACCCTTCCATTACTTTCGATAACAGAGTCTCAAGTCAGCGACCTGTCGCACTACACCGATTTCGATGTGTCTGATTACATTACAGGATCCTCAACGCTGTGTGTTGAACTCACCGGCAGTGCCGCCCTGTGTGACGGAGATGACGCGACCGGAGGAGGCGCATCGTTCTATCAGACATTCAGCACAAGCACCGCATACACAGGACAGGATGTAATTCATCCCGTAAATGACGATGAAGATTTTATGCTTGGCACACAAAGCACATCTACCGCACCGTTTTGGTGGGATGTATCTGAGGCAGTAGCGCATATAGGATCAGGTGGCGCAGGCGACTCGTTCATTGAGTTTGCGATCGATTCGGTAAGTAAGTGGGTCATCGGCACAGATGACAGTGATAGTGATAAGTTTGTGATCTCGGACGGTGGTACACTTGGAACAAACAATGTGTATGAGGTTGAGACATCCACCGGAAACGCAACGAGCACTGGAGATGTTCATACGTTCACTGACGGCACAAATGGGCTACGGATCACGCCGGGAGCGACAACAACCTTAACTTTCTTCTAGTATGAAACGGGCACTTGCCTCAATCCTGTCAGTGGCAATAGTAGTCGCCGGAATCGCAATAGCTCCACAAGACGTGCGCGCCGCCGTTCCGGTCATTGAGGGGTATCAAAAATCTGATACTGGAGGGTCTACAGAAACGACACTTACCTGCACTGCGCCATCAGGAATACAGGCAGGAGAACTTTTGTTTATTTTTGCTGGAAGCGATGAGAATGGTAATACTGATGGTTTTTCGATTAGCGGTTGGACTGAGATAGCTGAGAATGGTGATTCATCAACCGATGCGCGCATAGCCGCGTACTATAAAACAGCTTCGGGAGGTGATGGCGATGCAACGCTCAACACCACTGAGAGCAACGAGACGTGGTGCGTATATATGCGCATTAGTGGGGTCGATACGGCTGACCCTATCAACGCGCAAAGTGAAGACGGGGGCTCGTGCAGCTCCTTTACCAGTTGCACCATGTCTCGTGTTACAACCGACGAAGACGATACGCTTGTCTTGGTAGGACTTTCTTTTGATGGTGGGGACGGAGATCCATTTGCGGTGTCGGGAACTGGGTGGACAAAAGGGGACGACATTACGAGCGGTACTCGCTCCACCGAAGCGAGCGGAGTTTTTGCGTATGCGTCACAAGAAAGTGCTGGAACGGGAGCAAGTGTAACATTTACACCAAACACTACAGACGGCGCTGTGACCATTATGGTCGCACTGAACGCTGGAGCAGCGGCTCCGTCTGACTCATGCACGTATGGTGGATCTGGTGATTGGACGATCGACAGTGCAGACAACTGTGTAATCAGTGTTTTTCAGTATGTGAATGGTGACGTCTTTCTGAGCGATACCGGCGACGGTGGTTTGTATATATACGAAACAGGAACGCTCTCTGTTGGCGGCGGGGATATCCAGAGCACATCTACCCCTATTTACGTGGGAGCAGGGGGTATAATACTATTAGGAAATGATGGATAAAGTATTACTGTTATCAATATGTTTATGTATAGCCCTTGTGGGGCTATACGTCATACTCAACACACAGCAAGACTCGCAGGTGTTTGGTGCAAAAACTCAAGAAGAGGCGGCGTCTGAGTACAGAATCCGCGAAATCCGCGAAGATCAGTGGAGAAAAGAAGCGTTTGAGACATTAAGGAATTCCTCAAACGGGCGTATTCGTGGATTTTACCAAAAACTTGCGGCAACGGGCGATCTTCCACAAAGCGCAACAGAGCAAGAGTTGGTTGAGATGATAGATAATGTTTCTCATCCTGTGTGGAAACGGCGCCTGATCGATTATTACAATCATTTGTACGGACAATGAAACGTATAATATCAATCCTTTTCATTGTAATAGTACCGCTGACGGCGCTTGCTATTTCTGACTTCCCTGTCTCTGACGATTTTGATGATAATTCGTTTGATACCTCCAAGTGGTCTGAGTACGAAACCTCTTGTGTTAATTCAGAAGCGAATCAGCAACTGGAACAGGTATACTCAGCGAATACGTCGGGCGCGGAGTGCGATACTTCTACTCTCACGACGTCTTACAATTTTGATGAGATGCAGGTAAATGTAAATCTTGTGCAAGTAGCATCTCCCGGAGTCGACAACATCTTTTTGATAGGCAACATAGGTTCGTCGTACGGAGATCGAGCTATGTGGCTGTGTTCGAGCGCCACATGCTATACATACATTCAATCTGACTACTCTGCAATCGCAGGGTGCGGGAGCACGTACTGTTCGTCTGAGTCAATCACTCCGGGGGCGAACACCTATCTTAAGTTCCGAGAAGAAAGTGGCATGTTTTATTTTGAGTATTCAACTGATGCAAAAGAAACATGGAATACAAGCTATAGCACGCCCAGCATGAATATTCCATTCAGCTTGTCAAGCACTAGGGTGGTCATGTCAGGATATGAGTATAGTGGAACCGGCGCAACTACAGAAAACACCTTGATTTTTGACAACTTTATGATTTCCGATACAGAGACAAGTGCAACGACGACCACGATAAATGTCGGTTCGATAATGATCAATAATGGGTCATACATAATAGACTGAAAAGCATGACTATGTGCATAGATCGCAAAGACATTGAAGGAATGATACGTGAAAGTGAGTTGCGCACTCATGATTACATCGAAGCGTCGCACGTCGGCATGGCAAAGAGTGTGTCTGGGTTTGGCAATGATCTCAACGAACTAGAGAAAGATATCGGCGCGTTAAAAAAATGGCTTATGACAGTCGCCGGCATTGTTTGCACGGGGCTCTTGGGGTACGGCATATGGATGGGCAACATACAGACGCGTATCGCAACAAATGAGGCAGACATACGTGAGGCGCGTGAGGTGGCTGCTGCAATGGGGATAGCACAAAACTCGATACAGGTACAACTCGCACGGATCGAAACGATACTGATGGAGATCCAGAAACAAATTATTAAACATGAATAAGCACGGCTTCATCCCTGACGAGTTCGATCCGAAAGATTACGTATTCGGAGCTGGAAACATCGCTCAGGACGAGGTACTCATACCTGACGGAGACTGGATGAAGCATTTACCGGAGATAGAGTATCAGCGACAGGGCGGCATCGAATCCATGGCGTGTACGATATTCGGTACGCTGAACGCACTTGAGATGATCATACACCGTAAGTACGGCATCCGTGTAAATTACGCCGAGCGTTTCAATGCAATACTGGCAGATATTACGCGATCCGGCGGTTCTCCAAAAACAGCTGCGCAAACAATACGTAAGAACGGTGTTGTGTCTCAAGAGCACCTGCCGTTCAACGATAGCATAACGTCATGGGACGATTTCTACTCACCAAAACCGATGGCGCAAAAGTACCTCGAGATGGGGACAGAGTGGCTTAGATACAACAACTTCGAATACGACTGGGTGTTTACTCCAGACCACGACATGTCGCCGGGTGAGAAGATGACCGTGCTCAACGACGCGCTCATGTATTCACCGATCGGCGTATCAGTTCGCGCGTGGCGGAAAGAAGGCGACGTGTACGTCAAGGATGAGGGCACCGGAGACAATCACTGGTGCGTGCTGATCCGGTTCAAGGGTGCGCACCCCGTCGTGTTCGACAGTTATGACGCGACGGTCAAAGTGTTGCAACCGGGGTACGATTTTCAGTTTGCCATGCGGTATATCGTCACTCGCAGGCCGAAACCAACAGAAGAGCCGGACTACGAGGAGGGGGTCTTTACATGGCTGTGGAATATGGTCAAACGACTTATCCACAGGATTACAAGTTGACATTTGTGTGTTATGGTAAAAGCAGTTCTTATACGGATACTGTTCTGGTTGATCGATACAGCGAGAGAAGCGCCTGAAAGCGATGAAATGGAGTCTTGGCTCGCAGATAATTGGGGGCGACCAGGGTTCCGTGCATACATCGCACAGCGCGATTTTCTCCTAGTCCGCAAGTTGGCGGGCGGCAACCAGCTCACCGTACTTCCACCACGTAATGCGTGGCAGATGACCGGGCAGCGCGTCGAGCTCCTGCTCTTAGGTCAAAAGGCCAAGGCAGCGTATGAGCGGCGGAAGAAGAACAAGGGATTATAGGGGCGGTCGAGGCGGATCGATCGGCCATAAGCAGGTCTCGACCCCTGATTATGGCCGCCCGGTTCACGCCGGACTTTCAATACCGATCGCGTTTAACGAGTAATACGCAGTATGTCCGAGAAAACTCTCGAGGAAACCGTCCAGCCGGAGGACGAGACAAAAGATACCGGCACCCAGTCTGATGACGCCAGCACTGAGGAAGACGATGAGGAGTCTACAGAAGACTTCCCAGAGTCGACCGAAGGTGATGAGAATGACGACGAGGGTGGTGAGGGTGAGAAAAAGAGATTTAAGGATCGCAAAGAGCGAGCCGAGTTCTTTAAGAAAAAGCAGCAGGAGGAAAAAGGAGGCGACGATGACGTCGTGCGGAAGTCCGATCTCTACAAACAAAATGAGAAAACGGCGATCCGCAACCTTACAGAGGCGGTTGATGATGACGACCATGACACGCGAGCGTACAAAGAGTACGTGAACGACAACTGGCAAGATATTGTCCCGCTTGTAAACCTGCGCTCTATCGACAAAACCGATGTCGCATCGTATGAAAAAGCGATACGACGCGCGGTACTCATCCACAAGAGTGAGAACCCCGACGCCGGAGATTCGACTGACATAGAAGCGCGCAAGCGCATTATGGCAGACGGCGGCGTGCGAGGGTCAAGCGGTAAAGGTACTGCTCCTCAAAAGAAGACCATTCTCGGAAATACGGCAAAAGGCATGTCAGATTGGTACCCTGCATAGGGGAATTACCAACGGTAACATTGCCTACATATGGCTTTTCGACCAATTCAATACGATAGCGGTAAGCTCGTAAGCATGGCGGCTGCAACCGGCCAGACCATTGTGAAGGGCGACGTGCTAGTCGACAATGGCTCCGGGTACCTTGCTGTATCCGCTGCTGATGCTGGACAGCCGCATTTCTATGTGGCTATGGAGACAGTCACCACAACTGCAAATGGGCAGATGGTGCTCTGTATCCGTGTTGACGGCGTTATCTTCGAGGCAGACTGTGAAGCAGCTGTTGCGCTTACTGATGTTGGCACGCACTGCGACCTTGCTTCTAAGAGCACGCTGGATACAGACTCGGCAACTGACGGTGTATTCTACATCGAATCGATCGTCGGTGGCGTTGGTGCAGCTGGAACCTCAACGAAGGTGACCGGTTGGTTCGCACCGTACACGCCGCAAGCGAACTAATTATTAACCTAGGAATCACTTACTATGATTACCACTGCTGATTTCGAGACACTGACCGACGATCTACAATCGATCTTCAACGAGACCGCTCGTAACAAGATCTCAGAGATGGTCGGCAAAGATGTGTTCGAGGTTACGGAAACCGATCGTCTCACCTACGATCACCTCGTGATGCACGGCCTTGGCCGTCCGTCTGAGGTAGCGGAAGGTGCTGACATTCCGAAACTCACTAGCAACGAAGGTGATAGTATCACCTACACGCAGCGATACTTCGGTTCGATGTTCTCCGTCACCAAGAAGATGCGCAAGTTTGATCTGCACGACCAGATCCGTTCGCTTCCACGAACGATGGCCGACGGTGCGTTTGACACTATCGACCAGTCGTACGCTGATACTCTCCTTAACGGGTGGAGCACCACTTACTCAGACATCTACGGCGCAACCGTAGCATCTGTTGGCCCTGATGGTCTTGCTTTGTTCTCGACCCTCCACACCAACAACATTAACAGCAACACGTACCGCAACCAGATCAAGGACTCGAGCGCGACGGAAAACCCGCCTCTCTCGCGTGACGCGATGGTGCAAGCGCGTGTTGATGCAAGCCAACACACTGACCCGAACGGGCTCAAGCGCTCAGTCATGCTTGACACCCTTCTCGTGCCTATGGCACTTGAGGATCTTGCAGAGCGCTTGCTCTACTCAACGCAGATCCCTGGCAGCGCGAACAATGATGTGAACCCGCTCAAGGGTAAGATCAAGACGATCAAGACCTGGGCTCGCCTCGATGAGGATAACGCAGGGAACGACCGCAGCGCGTACTGGTTCATGTACGACAGTAGCAAGGTTGGCGAGTCGCTCAAGGCGAAGTTCGCAGAGCGTCCTTCACTTGACGCTCCGGATGAAGTCTACGCGAACAAGAACTGGGACTACACGCTTGACTTCTACTACGTCGTTGGTCTTGGCTACCAGGCATACGTCTGGGGATCCAAGGGTACTAGCTCCTAACATTACTCGTAACTGAAAGACAATATGGGGATTAACTACGCAGCATTAGTCCAACAAGGACGCGCGAAAGCGATGGGGATCCCATGGTCTGACACGGAGCTCAAAGTTGTGATTGCCATCCGCGAGGCGGGCAATTACGAAAACTTTGCAGTTCCGGCCGAGTATGTGCGTCGTGGCGCAAAGTCGGTCGAGGACTATGAGAAACTCAAGGCGGAGGACGCCAAGTATGAGAAGGATCATGGATCGAAGCGTGTCGAGGCCATGACGCGCGAGGAGCTTGAGGATCGTGTTAAAGACACGATGCCTCGCATTACCAAGGACGTACCTACTGACGAGCTTCGCAAGGAGGCGTCTAAGGAGCCTGAGCCAAAAGCTGAGGAACCGAAAGCGAAGCCGTCCAGTAAGGGTAAGAAGAAGTAGTGTATGACCACACAAAAGATCGCAATCGCAGCTCTTGTAGTATCGGTCATCGCTCTGTTGTTCGGTGTCTTCAACAAGGATGTTGAGACGGTCACTGAGCGTATCGTCGAGCAGACATTTGGCGGTGTAACGAACCTGGATTCGCTTACGCTGTCCGAGGATCTGGTTGTCGGCGGGTCGCTCGATATCAGTGAGGGTGTAACGGCGGACTTCGGTTCGATCACCGCTACGACCACGCTGACGTCTGATTCGGACAACATTCAGTTGCTTGCAGCAAGTGCAAACATGACAACGATCACGTTGCCTACTGCTGAGGACGGCCTGCACTTCAAGTTTGTTGTAGCGGGCGCCTTGACAGGATCGTCTGTACTTGTTGATTCTGCCGAGGGAGACAATATTGAGGGCAATCTTTTCGTGAACGATGCAGCTGTTGCATGTTCAGGTGAAGACCAGATCAATATCGTCACTGATGGCGAGGTCGTTGGAGACTACTTTGAGATAGTGTCTGACGGCACGAGCTGGTACATCATCGAAAGCCGCGGTGAAGCCGCAGCAAAGATGACCTGCACCGATCCAAGCTAGTTGCTTGATCCTGCCCCTCTTCGGGGGTAGGAATCAGGTTACAAGTTAATAGAAAACAGTATGAGAAACGCAGGAACATATGAGAAGGGCACGTTTGAGAAGCGTGCGCTTCTCAACGAAGTGACTGCTACAACCACGTCGGAAGAGGTGCCCGTTGCGGGCGCTCGTTTTATAGTGATGCAGTATGTGCGGGCTGATCACTCGTCCGGATCTTCTGCCTTCAAGGTGGAGGGCACGATCGACGGTGGCACAACGTGGCACCAGCTCGACCATCTGGCGCACGACGGCAGCAAGACACGTGCTGCAACCATCACACTGTCTGCTGATGGTTCAGAGCTGCACAGTGTTGATATCGAACATACCAGCGTGCAGGCAATACGGTGTACGGTCACTGAGACTACTGACGGTACCCATAGCGCCGTTGCTATGATTACCTACTAACAACACGCACCATGCCGCCAACAATTCGCCATCGTAACCGCCAAGTGTACATCGACCTCGCGCCGCTCGTAGGTGCTGCGCTCGAGTCAACCGAGATCACTGCTGACGCGGCAGCCGCATCCGGCTCCATCACTGTGAAGGACATCGACGGGTTTGCGGTCGACAAGATCCTCCTCATCGGCGAGCTTGGCGTTGAGGGAAGTGAGGTTATCAAGACACACGGTTCCACCGCACCATCCGGTACCACGGTCACGTTGGCGAGCAACACGGAGTTTGCACATGCTGCCGGCACCAAGGTGTACATCATCGAGTTCGACCAGATCGAAATCAGTCATGCCGATACGCTGACCGGCAGCAAGAGTACGCTCGCCACGGTGAGTGTGCAGGCGGATGAGCGGTTCCAGGTGTATACCGACACAACGGAGACGACTGGTTATTACTTTGCGCGGTATAAGGAATCGATCGGCAGCACGTTCGGACCGTACGCTGACGGCGTACCGTACGGCGGGTACGCAGCGACGAGCGTGGCGTACGCGATAAACTACGCACTTACGCGCAACGGGATGCGCAACGGGTTCGATGACGAGATCGATTTGCAGTTTTGCATTGACGAGATAAACGACTTCCTAAGAAAATGGCAAGGACGGCAGAAGCGCTGGCCGGAGCATTTCAAGGAGAACACCGATATTGGTAACATAGATGCAGGCACCCCGATGGTGACTGTGCCAACAGACGCATATGATCAAGAAAGTAACCAAAGCATACTCGCAGTACGAGTGGGTAGTGGAGCCAACCTTGACTGGTACGATCCCGTCGAGTTCGAGGAGCACCTCAAGCCCGGAGAGATCAGGACGACCGTGGACACCGAGGCAAGCGCAAGCGATACTACAATTACTCTTTCAGATGGCAGAGATTTCGCGGATGCTGGGTCGCTTACGTTCTTCGTGTCCGGCACCAAGTACAGCATCACGTACACCTCAGTCAACCGAACGACCGGCGTCTTCTCAGGAGTACCCGCGTCTGGTACTGGAGCGATCACCGTCACAGTGCCGGCTGGTACATACATATACCAAGGGACGGAGTTCGGAAAGCCAAGTGCTTACACCACCAGAGGAGGTAACATCGAGCTTCATCCTGTCCCCAATGCCTCATACCACAACCTCAACATATACGCAGACTACTGGAAGGTGGCAACTACTGTAGACTCAGAAGGAGACGACTTAGATGTGACTCGGTACGATGCTGCGAAGTACTACCTCGCATGGAAGGTGCGCTGCCAAAAAAAGAACGACGGCATACTTGACTACGGCGATGGGTTCTATAAGGAGTTCGAGAGCCGTATGGTAGACGCGATCCGCAACAAGCCAAAGGTGATGACACATAAGAGCCGACCGTTCAGGCGGTGGGGTGTAACTGATTAAGTATGAGTCAACCACTCGATCCACAATTCTATAAAGACTGGAGCTCATCGATGGTAACGAACGTCGCTCAGAATCTACTCCCACCAAACTCCGCGCGCCGCATCGTGAACATGGACGCCGATGAACAGATCGGCGCTCTTACCACACGCCTCGGGACAGGCATCGTTGGTAGCACACTTGTGTCTAACAAGTCAATACTCGGTATCCACAACCACACTCCGGCGCAGGGCACGAGCAAACTATTCGCCAGTGTGAACGACTCAGGCGACGCGAACAGCGACATCCATGATGTGATCGCGGGGTCGATCAGCAACGCGAACGACACAGCGAGTTTGCAGACGCACTTCCTCACGTACCTTGGTGAGACGCTGCGCTTGAACGGTACCGACGCAGTAAAGGCATGGAATGGCTCGAGCTGGATCACCACAGGCGGTGCGTTCGACCTCGGCGACATGCCATCCGGACACAAGTACGCGGAGGAGTTCTTGAGTCGCGTGTACCTCGCCGGCAAGACAACTGAACCGAACCGAATTGAGTTTTCCAATGTGCCGACGTCCGGCGCGATCGTGTGGGATAGTCCGGTCGACTACATCGAAGTGGAGGCCGAAGACAACGGCGGTAACATCATGACACTCAACAAGGTGCCGAACAACCTCATTGTC